CGCTGATGTGTTCACGTCATGGTCCGTTACTCACACCAAGTGGCTTGCTAATGTCCTTAAATATCGTGGGCGATGAGGGCCTCGATGACCTCGCCCCCGATAACCTGTGCGCGGGGTGGGTGTTTTGAGTGTTGCTTCCCCTTCTTGTCGACATAGGTGAACTGGTCGAGCCAGCCCACCGCGCCGGAAGCAACACGCCCATACGCGTCCATGAGATCCTCCAAACCGATCCCATAAACATCCCGCAGGTAATCGCTGAACGAATCCGGATCCAACACATCCGAATTCTTCACCTTGTCCACGATATTCTCAACACCACCCATCTCGTTCATCTTCGTCAACCTGACGTCGAAGTGGGGTTTCGCGCTCATTTCCTGAGCCGTCTCCAACAGCAAGTCCTTCACGCCAGGCACGAACCGGTGCTCATACGCGGCAGAGTAGTACTTCCCTGCCATGTAATCTCTATCCCCAACCTGAGTGTTACGATTAGCTCTCAGGTTGAGCTTGGCCAGTACGCGCCCGAACTGGGGAACGGGACGAGTTCTCACTTTGTCGCTCACATAGCGTTTCCTGTAGAAAGTGCCATGATGCCGCGACGGAGGGACAAGGACCTTAGCCTGCATGCCCGCTTGGGGCACGACAACGCTGATCGCCTTTTCCATAGCCTTGACCTCCGCCTCGGGTAAGAGCCCCAAGAAATCGTCCCCGCCGTGTATGTGCGTGCTCTTTTCGACCCCCGCTAGCAGAGCAGCCGCTAGCAGGAGAGCACTTCCAACATAAGAGTTACCTGTGGTAGTGGTGGTCTCTCCAGACCACCGCTGCCCATTGACAGTGGCCTCGATGCCATATCGAGTCCACACGCGGACACTTGTGTTTTTGGCGAATTCACGCACAAACCACGCCGGAGCCCCATGCTTCGCATAGAACATCGCCTCTCGTCGACGAAATTCCACACTCTGTGACCCATCGTTATTGGCAAAGTCGCTTTCCAACATCACACCCGGGGCTGCATGAATCACATCTCCCAGTTCCTCCCCGGACTTGCCGCATGCGAATACGACAACATTTCCGGTGTTGAGGGGGTTCTGGTGGCTGAGAGAAATTTTCATGCGACGTTGTAGCTCCATGACAACGCAGCCCGTCAGGAAATTGTACATGTCTGTACCCTGATAGACTATACGTGGCTGAGCCCCGTGGTCTTTGAGAAGCACCTCTTGCTTCGCGAACACATGCTTCGTGTCTCCCTGGTAACTCCACTCAGCCGACTGTGAGGCGGCTAGCAGGCGCTCTGCCTTGGCTGGTGAACAAGTCAACAAATACTTGTTCACCAGATCAGAATCAACACGAATAATCTCGTGCTGAGGCACCTTAGACATGAGAAGAGCGTGTCCTTTGTCAAAATGCTCCATCGACTCCGTGGTTGGAGCATGGTCGCACCTCTTCTTCATTGCGTGTGCAGTTGCGCCCGCCGTGTTTGACGGTACAGTTACCGGGACTCCCTCCAGTATCGGCCCTTTGACAACTCCCAACGAGATGGGGGAGTCATCCTTGACGCGGCAGATATTGGCAGTCGCTCGGATGTTCGCGAAGGCGATTTCAGAATCATATTGAGTGTGGGCATTATGCTCCACTCCGTCTGGTTTGACAGACGAACGTTTCTGGTGAGCACGAGTCACCTTGGTTTTAAACTCGTGCGCCTTCTTGGTATCAATAACGATGGGGTCCATTGCCCCAAATTGAATGTTTGTTTTCATTTGGATGTTTGTTTCAGTTGTTTAGTCTCGTG